ACTGCACTCCAATTACCAAATATTGTGACCCCTTGAGGTATTGTATCAGAACTAGTTAAAGCGTTGCCATGTGTAGGTGTATCTGTGCCAGCTTTAGCAGCATCAGATTGTTTCAATGTTGTAAACGTACAGTCTTCAAACATTGTTATTGCTACTACCTTTTTATCTCCGATACTAGCTACTGATTCTCCATCATCTAAAACAGCAGAACCTACTTGTCCTAATCCTACGTTATTAGCTTCATTTACTGAATATGTATTAATTGCCATCTTGTTTCTCCTTGCTTATGACTTACCGAGCGTGACTTGTCTCATGGTCATATTGGTTATGCTAAATATTTTTGTAATTCTTTATCATACGATGCTTCTAATAATTGTAATTGAGACATAGAACCTTTTCCAAGTTCAATATCTTCATCTACATTAATATGCTTACCTACTGTAAGTTTTAAACATCTTATCGCCGCTCCTAACGACATTAATCTTTCAGCTTCTTTTGGAAAATATGTAGTAGCTGTTGAAGCGTTTGTAATATAAGTACTTCCATCAGTTGTTGGATATATAGGAACACTTAAAAGTTTTCCAGTTGTTAGTGAACCATCTGCAACAATAAATACTTTTTGCAAATCGAAATAATATACAGGGTCAGTTGTAGTTGCATAAAATATAGAACCATTATCTAATACTTTTGCTTTTTTAGAGAGTTCTACTTCTCTTGCAATATAATTGCCTTTATGAACTTGAAGTATTTTTTTATCAGGAGAATTTAAACCACCAGTTGGAATAGTTTGCTCTTGAGCAATTTTTAATAATCTTTCATTAGGTGTTAATTTTATTATTTCAATCCCTGATGCAATTAAAGATTCGTCTATCATGCTATCGTCTCCAATATCATGACCTAGTATGTCTGTTATTTGATTTTTAAATGAAAGCATTAATATTCTCTACCTATAATTGTATAGCCATCGCCAACTCTGCCTTTATTAGCGTATTTCTTAGCTTCTCTTATTTCATCTTCAACTAGCTTCCTAAAATAAACTGCTTGATTTAAAGTTTCAGGTTTCATCTCATAACCTTTAGCAATAGCAAAGTTTGCCAATGACTCGTGAAACTCTTCAGGGATGTTTGGTTTTTCGTCTAACCTAATTCCTCCCGAACCATCCCCACCTGTAGTTGCTACAAATTTTTCATCTTTTAATACTGCATGAATCGTAACATTACTTGTTCCACCAACCCCAATAGTTACATAATCTTTATCTGTATCTGTTGAAGATTTACTAGCTAAACCAAGTTTATCTCTTTCAACCCACCAAGCGTGTTTTGTTGCATCACTTCTAACTGACATCTTCGAACTCAGGCTTTCCTACTAAACGAGGTATTTCATAATTATCAATATCTACTCTTGTAACTTCAATAATAGACGAGTCAAGATCATAATATCTTTGGTCAGCAACAGAGCTAACACTTTTATACCCTTTTATCATTCTAGTCTTTCTACAAAAATCTTCTAATGCTTTATTTAAATAAACACGAATTAATGTATCAGGCATATCGGGATGATGCAGTTTGACAAGTTCTATTAATTGTTCTTGAGTCATATTTTAATAGGTTTTCTTAGAGCGTCCATAACGGGGTCTTTTTTTTTACTCGGTTTGACCGCTTTCTTTTTCACTGTTTTCTTTTTTGCCATAATTTTCTCGCAAGAGGAGGGGCATAAAGCCCCTCACTCTTTTAGTTACCTGTGTTTAACCAAATACAACACCTGCGGCGTTATCACAAAGTCCACTAACGTACCAATTAGTACCATTACTAACTATGTGAACTCTGTCGCCTACAGTTGCTCCACCACTCTGGTCAAAAATGATTTTAGTGTCGCCTGAGACTGCTGAATCTTTAGTTCCAGCTCCATCTACAATTGCTCCAATAAAATCATCATCAGCACCAGCTTGTACAATATCTACATCGGCAGTTACGTTTGTAATAATAAACGTAGCTTCCCAACCTTTATTAGATACTGCAGGTAGAGTAACATCGTGTGTTGTCGCACCATTAACAAAAATGGTTTTACCACTATCAGCTATTTGTAGAGTTACATCTGCTGTAGTTTCTTTGACTCCACCACTTGAACCACCTAGATAAGGTCTAGCCATAATTAACCTCCCTTAGTCTACTATTTTGAATAGCTTGTGACTCTCAATTAGTGTTAAACCAATACCTTCATCTGAGAAGTACTGATCTTTTACACCATCGTAAGCATTATCAGTTTTGATGTTTGCTTGGAACTTTGGTCTACGATACTGCATCAAAGACAAGTTCTCATCACTGACAACAACCATAGATTTGTTATATGGTCCTCTTAGAGATGGAGTTGGAATTAACTGAAGCATACCATGAGGTGTTTCTAGCATTCTGTAATTGAATCCTAAGCCATCACGCTTCATGTCGCCTAAACTAACAGTCCAACCTGAGTTACCTGCAAGTCCACTTGCACCAGACATTTTAGAAAAATATCCTAATGCACCCGCACCAACAAAAGCACGTTTACTTCCAGCTTCAGGAACATAATGGAATACTTTTTCCATATCGTCAACAAATGCGCCATAACTATAAGATGCTTCAGAAATAGTAAAATTATTCTGGTCATCTCCAGTCTTAGCATTGTTCTCAATTGCAGGAATAATACCCATTGTTGTTCTGATTGCTCCACCATCACTAGCGGCAATAGATTCTAAACTGCTAAAACCACCACTAAGATTCCAAGGATGCATACCATATAGAAATGCTCTTTCTTTTTGAATCTTGTGTTCTTGTGATTTTTGGTCTCTGAGCCTAGCTAATTCAGAAGATTCTCCACGAAGAGAGGCTTCTAAAAGAGTTCCAGTAATTTGCAATGGTGTCTTAAAGATTTGACACTGATTGTAAACTACTTCTAGCTCGTCAGACCAAGCTTCAGGAGCTGAGCTTCCTTCTGCGTGTGCATTACCAACTACAATACAATAATCATTAGTAACTGGAGTTATTTCTATAGTTTGGTTATCTGCAGCACCTGTATTGCCAATTCCACCAACAGTATCAGATTTAGAAAGCATTCTAAATTTGAAACCACTGCCATCAGCAGTTGTTACTAATGCTACTCCTCTTTTTACTGCTTTTGCAGAATCCCATATTTCAACAACTAATCCAAGATAAGAAGCATCTACAGTAGAGTTAAGTCCAACTGCGGAATCTGCCACTATTTGATAGTATGGAGATTCAGAATTATTATCAGGTATCTTATCAGTACCTCCTTGAGTAATCTGAAACTCTTGCTTTTGCCACGGGTTACGATGTTCAAACATCTTATATGTTGGGTCTGCTAACCCACTTACTACACCACGATTTGAAATCACAGTAGTAAATGGAGTTACATCAGTCCATAGTTCTTTAACAATATTCGGGCGAATATAAAAATCTCGACGATCTGTGTATAATACACCCGAACTACTGTTACCTAATTGTTTAGCTGACATTTAAGTCCTCCTAAGTTCGTTTGTTTGCCATTAAGCCTAGATTAAATAAATCCTCTTCATTGTATTGTGGTTCAGGTTGCCCACTACCTACACCCGCAGGAGGGGGAACCGACACTCTACTTTGTCGATTTTTCATCATCTCAGCTTTTTGTCTTGTTTGTACTTCTGCCGTACTAGGAGCATTACGTATTCTGTCAAGTGCAACAAGGTTTTCAAGAGATATGCTATCAGGAGAACTATAATATTTTACAAACTCATCAGCTCGTTCTGGAGTATATCCATAACTATCTGTAAGATTGCGCATCATAGCTTCTTCTTGTTGTTTAGCCATCGCTTGTTGTGATTGCATTTGTTGTTGTTCGTATTGCTTATTTAACTCTGCTTGTCTTTGAGCCTCAAGTCCTTCTTGATAATTAACCAAATCTTCTCGGTAGTCATCTAGATTTTCTCGATACTTAAAACTAACAGACTCAGGGTCCATGTACGCTTCAGAAGCATCATAGTTACTTGGCTTACTAGGTCGTTCAGGTTTCTTTAATGATTCTACAGATTTCTCTTGCGAGGGAACCTGAGGGGTATCACCAGAGAGTGACTTAGCAACATTATCAAGAATCCAAGGATTATTGTCAATATGCTGAGCAATTGGTTCTAACTGCTCAAGCTCTTTTATCCTTTGTTCCATTCTGTTGTACTCACTCGCCTTTTGATCGTATTTACTTTGCCAATATTCGTGGCGTTGTTCTTCAGGATTTTCCTGAGGAGTTTCTGCCACAGGTGTTTCCACACCTTCTTCGGCCATATACATACCGCCCTCTTGATTGGTATCTTCATATGGCTCTAATACAGTTTCAGTATTTTCTACTAACCCATCATTTGTACTTTCGTCAGCAACGATGTCTTGTATTTGGTCTTCCATTTTATTCTCCTTACAGATTTGCCTTATGAGGCAGCAACCTGTGGTTTTTCTTTCTTACCCTTTTCCATTGTTAGTTGGTCACCTAATCTCGCTTCAAACAATTCTACTGCTTTAGCGGTCTTATCACTGGCTCTACCTAACTGCGATTTAAATTTTTCCATTTCCACACGTTTTTTATCGTGAACACTCTCACGTTCAGAAGTTTGAAGGTCTCCCTTAACTTTCTTTAATTCTTCTTGCAATTGTTCTATCATTTGTTGCTGTTGTTGCATAACAGATGTACGTTCTAGTACCCCTTCCGTATCTGCCACTTCTGTTTGCTCAAGTATTTCTACTTGGTCTATAATTCCAGCTTGATATAATTGCATATAATATTCAAATCTTGCCCAACGATTTGAGGGGAGCGTAGAACCACTAACGACAACAAGGTCATATTGTCCAATGGTTATATCATTTACTCTCCCAACAAGCTCTCCTGTAAAATCATCATAAATCGGCTTGTTTAGTAATGCTTCACTTACTCTACCATCTGGCTTCATAAGGCGAACTACTTTTTCGTCTGTATATGTCTGCTGAATGAATTGTACTACCACTTTTGCTAATTGATTTAGCATTTCATCAATATCATCTAGCTTTGACTTTATTCTACGTTGGGCGTATTCATCTATTGCTACAGTTCCTTTATATGTTTGTGGGGCAGACCCAGGGTCGCCTTGTGATAAAGGGTGTATGCCTAAGATATGATAAATACTTGATTTAGCATCTTCTCTGTTTTTGTATAATTCATTTGGAAGAGGTACAGGACCCGCAACAATTGGTTGTCCAAGTTCAGGGTCATATTCAATAACTCCTGTTCCAGCCTTACTCCATTGCTCTTCTAATTGTTTTCTATCCATCGAACCTCTGGGGATCAATAGCTTTGTATTTGTAGAGCTAGAAGCATGAGCAATGATTAACGATGTAATCTTATTAATATACTCTTGTATTGGTTTTACAAATCGTACATCGCTCATTGGGTAAGGATTTCTATTATGTCTATTCATTAATGGCACAATAGGATAATCACTTATATCCAAAATATTATTATCTGCAAGTATGCCACCAATAGATAAAATTCTTTGTATTCTATCTATAATTACTTTATTTACAACTATCACTTCAGCATCAATCATATCTTCTTTAGTTACAACTTGAAGTGTAGTTTCAGAGTTTGGAATTGAACCCTCATGTTCTTTTCCTGGCATTATTTGAGGTTGCCCAGTAACGGGGTCAGGCATCATATGATATGTTCCACCTGTAGCCTCGAAGACTTGCATTAATTCTTGTACCGCTATTTTTTCTGTAACATTCTGCACTCCCTGTGCATTTGTCATTATAATTGCAGGTTCTTGAAGAAAACCCATAAAGCCTTCATCATTTAAGATGTTCTCTTGTCCTGTGTTTGTATCTAGAATATGAAAGTAAGGTAATTTTACTTTTTCGTAGCGGTCTATGATTTCATAATGTTTATAATAATAGTCTTCTTCAGTTGGTCCTACTTGTTGGTCTTCTGAGCCATCTCTTTCCGTACTAGGGTATCTAGCATTATTTGTACTCATGGTCATCTCTGGAAGTAACTCCTCCATAGATGGATATGATATTTTAATTTGCTCTCCTGTTATCTGCTTTGCAACAATCATACAAGCAGAATCCCTAGCAAAAGGGTCTTTTGAATTAGGGTCTAGATATAAATTTAGAGGGTCTATGTTTTTTACTTTTACCTCTCCTCTGCCAAAATCAGCCATGCCATCAACATAACTTTGGATAACCCCCATTCCTTTGACGTAATAATCGTCAATAGCTTGTTTCAGCTCTACACTTCCATTAGATATATCCCATATGTAAGCCATAATATCCGAAAACAATCTTCCGACCTTTGTGTCAGAATCATCTCTTCCTGTAGATTGAAATTTTGGTTTATTTGCAGTTAATAATGCTTTTGCTTGTTCTACTGCGGGATAAATAATATTATCAACAATAGGAGACTGCCCTCTACTCTGTAAGGATTTTTTATGCTCAGATTTCCATTGTTGATTATTGCGGAACTCATCATCTTCCATTGCCTGAGAAGCCCACATAGCTCTTGCCTCATGATACTGATCTAACAGTTTCTCTGATTTTTGTACTTCGCTATTTTTCTCTGAGGTATGTGGCATAGACTGAAACTAGCGGTAATTTTAAAAAAGCGCCGTTCCACTCATCAACCATGTGTTTACGCTGTTTGCCAGTCAATCCCTTTTATTAATCTTTTACCGAGGGAAACAAGCGTTGCATCTTGGTAGGTATGATACGGAGAGTATGAACCTTTATTGGCATAATAAAAGCCATCTAATATATCATCGTGCTTTCCTCTAGGAAAAAGAAGCAATTCATCAATAAAATCTAGTTGTTCTTCCATAATATGAACTTTATGCTTAGCAAATAGAGGTTGAAGTGATTCTAAGCGATGTGATTTACTTGTTCTTGGATTTTCTTTAATATTTAATCCCGCAATAAACAAATTCTCATCTTTACTTCGTTTTATTACATATTCTCGTAACATTTCTTGATAACCAACAGATTCTATCCTTGTTTTTTCAGAGCGATATAATTTGAAGTTATCTACAATTGCTTCAGCAAGATTTAAGGGAGTAGCGTGTTTTCTATAGTACGGAAGAGCATATCTATTTTCATCTTCGTCTATAGCCATATTAAATATTACAGAATAGTCAGCGCCTTGTTTTACACTTGATGCTGGGTCTACCCCTGTAAATACATTAACTGCTTTTATTTCATCAACCTTATTTCCATTTCGTGTTAGAATGTGTAAATAGCTTTTTCCCCCTTTACGAAAGAATTTTCCTGTATAGTATTGAAAATCATCTTTTTTAAACAATTGATCTTCGTCCCCTACAATCTCACACATAAATTCTCTATAGAACACAGACAACCTATTAATCGATTCTAATTCTTCTTTTTTCTGTATTAATTTTTTTATACTCCACCATTCTTCCCATAAAGCTTTGCCATTATCAATATCGGGTTTAAAGGTCATATTTAACCACCCTTTCATCACTTGTAGGGTTTCAACCAAGCATCTTTGATGTTGAGGAGTACCAATAATAATTATTCTACCTTTGTTTGGGTCAACCGATGGAACTGCTGATTGTAATAGCCATCTTAAATTTGACTCCATTGCTTCAGCAGTTTTGGTATTATTCTCATCTTCAGGGTCATCTACAATAATAAGCGTAGGTCTTTGGTTTCCAACTTTGATACCTCTTAACTGCTGACCAGTACCTTTACAAATTATCATAGAACCATCTTTAAGTTCGATTTCAGCTTTTGCCCAACTTTTTGCGCTATGACTTCCCCAATAACCAAACAATGACCTAAAGGGTTCTGAATAATCCATTGTATCTTTTAATAAGCCTAATAACTTAACTGCATGGTCTTGCGTTCTAGATACAAGTACAATTAGTTTTTTACCTTCCCCAAACATTAAATGATACAAGGGGAATACACCTCCTACAATTGAAGACTTAGCGTGTCCACGAGGAGCAACAATATTTATCTGTTTTTTTGAGTTATCTACTAATTGTTCCGCAATCTTATAATGAAAGTCAGGAGAATCAGATGAGAACATCTGAGGCATACACACTTTCCCAAACAAAATCATATCTTGCTTGAGTTTAGCGTATATTGCTTTTTTTTCTTTAGTAATCTTTTCCAATGAGGTGGTCTATCTTATCTTCATAGACAATTAAGTCCATATCGGAGGCTACTGTTTTCATTACCTCCATAAAAGACTCTAATTGGGGTTCATTTTCTGATTTTGTTACAATAACACAGTGTTTTTTAACTTTGTCTTCCATTTTCCGTCAGTTCCTTTGTTTGCGACATTTTTAGACTCTTTTTTTCTTCCTTTGCAATCTGATCTAGTATCTTACTAGTCATATCAATCTGTACTGTATCCGTCTGCATACTCTTTTTAGGTAGCATATCTAGTATTCTTACGAATTGTTCTGCACCACGAAGCATATTGGATGGGTCAGCATTGTTTTTTGCAATAGTAATGGCATCTAGTATCATATCAAGGATGTCTCCCTTTTCAATTCCTCTATCTACCAAGGCTTTTTGTATTTCTTTATCTAGCATCTTCTGTATCTTCTCCGATTTAAACAATCTTTTAGCAGTTAGGTCTGGTCTTTCCTGATTTTTACGATAAACCTTACCTATTAACTCCCAATCTATAGGCTGTCCATTCAACATCATCTCCGCATAGACCTTTACAGCGTTCTTTGTGCGAGTTTTCTTGGCTTCCATCTCATCCCATGAGCGAGTACCTATCTGACTATATTCTCCAGTATCCCTATGAGGCTCATAACGTAGCCTAGAATCGCCTATCCATTGTCTTCCATATGGGAATGTCACTTGAGCAATATCTTTGTATTTACGGACATATATACACTCTGCAACATATCCATCATCTGATAGACCAAACTGACCTTCCCCGCATTCCCTCCAAGGACTATATTCTATTTCTCTATCGTCTGCTTCCTCTTGGGTATAAACGGGGTAAGTAACAGTTTGATAATCGTTTTTTTTAAATTTTCTTGTTATGTATTCCATACTTAAACATATATCCAGTATATCTATGTACTAGTACATCTACTTATAAGTATATATATATATATATATATTATATATATAAGTAATCCATGCATTAGTCATAACTAATATGCCCTATATATTCAAAATTGGGTACTTCAGTGTAATGGATCGTACTTAGTTGTTTAGCCGCTATCTTTTCTTCAGCATTCAATATGTCCACAATTTTCATTGCAGACTCACTATTAGGCAATTCATCGTAAAACACAAAGGAAAGTAAGGAAGAGAAAAAGGACTCATCTACCCTAATTTTCAAAAAATTGTTTTAGACTGCGTGTGGGTGATATAAGCCTTCCCTACCCCCCTTCGATGTTGGTCTATACCCCAACTTTTTCGTTGAAAAAACGTGTATAGCCCACCCTCTCAGCCCTTGACGGGGAGAGTTAATTAATAATCATAAAATAAGGAGACATATTATGTCAACAAATGAAATACAATCAAAGTTCGAAATCATTCTACAGAAAGACAAAGAAGATATCATCTTGTCTGATACTATAGATAAAGTACCTACAGATGAATTGATTGAGAAGTGCGTCAAAGCTGATTCTTGTACCATATTCCTTGACGATGCTACTGATGTAGTTGCTAAGAACGAGGCTTGGGCAAGATTGAGTCAGTTTAGAGATATGCTTGATAAGGTAGCCAATGCCACAGAAGAGCCTAAGCTAGTATTCAAAGGTTCTATCAGAGAAAGCAATGGTGTATCTGAACGTAAGGGTATATCTAGAGAATGGCGCATGGTGAAATTGTATAAAGGCTTAAGCTCTGGCAATGATAGCCAAGCAATGTTAGATAAGCTTAGCAGTCTCATCGTTTAGGTAGTCAGTTCCATAGGGTAGTCATCGTGGCTACCCTTTTAAATCCCTGCAATTAAAAATCGCAGACTTTTTAACACACACTAATAAAAAGGAAAATAAATATGTTTTCAAACCTAATAATATCACCTGAGTTCTATCATTTTACCAAAGAGAAAGACAACAACACCGTAGAAGTCCCCAAGAAAGATAATGACGGTAATCTTATCTCTCAACACCTAGCATTTAAAATAGCAATGAGGAAATGCTTGTGCTAGAGGATATTTGTTTAACACTCCTCCCGTATCTTTTCATGACAGCAGTTGCACTTGATGCATATATGAACGATTAGATATTATACCAAGGGCAATCACTGGACTTCGCAGTTGTGGTTGCCCAAATCTTTAATGTAAATATTCGGAGAATGTAGAGTTAGGTCAGAACAGGCACACTGAGGTGTGAACCGATGGTGACCAGATTATGTTAATAATTAAACTATCCCACATGGCTGGTGCTATGTATCGTAGAGATAATAGTCTTAATTAATAATCTTGCTTGAAAGAATAGCTTTGCTCCCTTACCCTCGTTTGAAGTCGAACAGAATACAGTATAGCCTAAGAAATAGGACTGTTAGCATTCTCCGATGCAGTAAATCTTTTTTGTATGTAAATCAATTAATAACAGTATAAACAATAATATCCCATTGGGGAACTAATTAATACTATGACGATAGGGCGGTATAAAATCAGCCAACTTGTTCCCCATAATAAGCCTATCATATCTCCTGCGACTTTATTTAGTTATAGTAACTTGTTTAAAGCGTATACAGTTAAGATTAAATGATAGGCTAAAATTGTTATAACAGACGCTGGGATGGACTAGGCGAGCATAAGAGTCGAGACTTATCGAAACGTGGATATTGAGATCCCGTCACCACGAACATCCCAGAAGATTTAAATGTTAGCTAACGGGATGAGTTTACGAGATTAAAACTCGTGGTTTGATTTAGCAGAGCTTATCAAATAGATCAAATAAGTTAAGGCGTTGCAAGACGTAACTGTAAAACTCATCCCTTAAATTTAATAAAAAAGGAGTATAAAATATGGATTCATATGAAATAGATAGATTTATAGAAGAACATGATCGTGATAGAGATGCACATTTTTATGAAGAAATTGATGTTCTAAAAAAAAAGATAAAAGATGTTAAAAAGTTAATAATGGAAGTGAATGAATACTTTAATAAAAAACCTATAAATACTTCTATATCTAATAAACTTTTTGACATAGAAACTATAGTAACTAAAAAAGAGGAATAATGATACAATTTACTTGTATAGAATGTGAATTTCCATACACAGAAGTAACTGGAATGGTTGAAGAAAGAATGTGTAATAAATGTTTACGAGAAGATGCTCACCCAGGTATAGACCCTCATCTAGCATCACAAATAGATGCACATTGTAATGAACAACCATGGAAATAAAATGAAAGAACTATTGATTAAAATACCTGATGAAGGATTTAAACATTTATATTTTGGAAAAGATTCGTGGTTTGCAGAAACAAAATTACTAAACCTAATTGTCGATGCAATTGCGATTGGAGAAAAAGAGTTAGAACTTAATATAAATAATAAATCAAAAAAGAAAATAGTCTCAATAAGAGATATTAACCAAAAAATAGCAAAGGAAATGAATGAACAAAGTAAATCTTAGTGACATTGTAACAAAAAGCAATGTTCGTAAAACAATAAATACAAAGTCTGATAGATGGGCTCCATTTGTAGAGAACATTAAAACTCATGGACTAATTCAACCAATCGTATGTTATGAAGACAATGGCAAATATGTTGTTATTGCTGGACATAGACGATTAAAAGCAGTTCAAGAGTTAGACTTTAAAAATGTAGATATAGTTGTAAGAAATCAACCTAATGGTGATTTAAAAGCAGTACAAGTCTCAGAAAACTTATTTCGTGAAGACTTAACTGATTATGAAGAAGTAATGGCGTTTAAACAAATGGTTAATGGTGAAAGCACTATTCAAGAAGTTGCCGATAAGTATGGCTGCAGTTATAGTTATGTCAGAAAAAGACTGCAATTAGCTAACCTTTTACCTATGTTTTTAAAAGCATCAGTCTTTGATGATGAAGAACTTGAAGAGTTGGAAGAGTTATCTACTTTTCATCCCACTAGGCAAAAAGAAGCCTATGCTTTTGTAAAAGGTAAATCTAAAAAGTCTGATAAAGAGTTTATTGAAACTGAACATTGGACTCGTTCTATGGTCAGATACCTATCAAATGGTATTGATTATAAAACTATGATAGAACTTGTAGGTGATGAAGACAGATATACTCATTTAAAAAGACAGTTTAAATATAAATCTCATAGATCATTAGGCTTGTTTGATGAAATACTACAAGATGAGATTGTAACTGATGCTGATTTTATTAAATACTGCGCTGAACAAACATATCCTGAAGTTTATGAAGCTTTAATGTCTGTTAAAGTAGATAATAAACTAGCGTATTGGGATGATGATTGTAATAAAGTATCTATAACTTCATTAAAAATGTTAGATGAACAAAAAGTAGATGTAGCAAAGACAATTGTTTCTGCTAAAATGGAAAATTTCCCATTTGAGTTCATCCTAAAAACTAAACCAATGAAAAAAAGCAAAGATGGTACAACATCATCAGAAACTATTGAACGTGGTAAATACTATGGTCAAGTAAAAAAGTTTGCTAAAGCTACTATACCTCAGTATATAGAATACTTAAAATCAATAACCCATGGAAATTTGTATATGGGTGATACATCAGAAAAGGTATTTAATTTTATTGGTAAGCAAGGTGCAGTTCTTAGTGAAATATCTGTAGGTTCTCATCAGTTTGGTTATAAAACCTATGAGATATTTAATTCATATCCAAAAGACCATGAAGGAGGCTTATCTGACTGGTTCCATAAAAGCGTAGAATCCAATCTTATAAATGAAACAATATATCAATGTACCATCAATAACTTAAACAAGTTTGCTAAGTTAGTTGGTGCTGATAATTATAAGACTTGGTTCCTAAGTACTTGGTCAAATAAAGCAACTTCTGAAGATTTCCGTAGAGATGTCTGGAATTGTTTTAATACTAAGAACCTAGCAAAAATAACTACAGGTAAAAAATCTGTAATTGTAGAGTATGCTACTGTTCAAAATAGTCCATTTTGTTTTAAGGATATATTTACATCCAATGAAAATGAATGGAAAGATCTATCTTGTAAGTTTAATTACTTAGAAAGAGGTTCTATTTATAAATAAATAGTGTGTGTGGTGGCTCTGTGTAAAATTCCCCTAATTGGGTTGCAGAGCCACTTATTGGCTTAAAATAAATTGAGTTTTACATTCAGCTCTATGAGGTTTATTTAACCAATGTATTCTAATATTACAAAGTGAATGCACAAGTTTATCATTATGCTTATAAGTTATTAACTGCTGAAAGTAATGCTCACCTACTAATAATTTTAAGGATTCAAATAAACTAGGCATCTGAACAGATTGCTCTTGTAGTTCTTTTAAAGTGTTGGGTTCAATAATATCATTAACTGGATGTTCATTAAAATTATGCCATTCATTTACAGCAAAATACTTTCTAAGTAAAATATCTTTATCTATTTCTAGCATTTCAGAAAGTTGTTCTACTCCATGTCCACTCATTTCTTTAACAACGCGTTTAAATGGTACAAATGTTACATACACATCTGAATAAAAATCATATGATAGTTCATCCCATTTTTTAGATTGCACAGAATATGCATTTTGTTTTAGTTGACTGTTAACTTCCTCTAGTCTTTCGATTTTTTCTTTTTGTAAATCAATAATGTATTGTGCTTCCATGTTATTCCCCTTATCTAAACTTATTTCAGCATTTGAAAACTCTATTTCGGTTTTATAAATATTAATAAGCTTATTTAAGGACTTCACTCTTACTTCACCACCATTTATCCAATTATACAAAGTCTTTCGACTAATATTTGCTTTTTTAGATATAGCAGTTAGTGGTATATCCGTTGACATTAACCACTTTAAAATTGCTTCTTTATTCATAAACAAAATTACTCATTTTACACAAATAATACAACTAAATGTGTAGTAAAACTATACAAAGGTTGCAATTATGTGTAATTAATATTAAACTAACATAGGAGATAATATGACAAAAATATCAGATTCCATTAGTTTGGAACTTAGAAGAGAATTATTCTCAGTGTCAAGATGGAATGACGCTTCCCCCCTCGATCTCATCAGGAAGAAAGTTAAAGGTACAGAATATACCGAGGAACTGATGGAGATTAGAATGATGTCCAAATACGAACTCATTAGATACATAAGAAAAGTAAATACCAATAAAGCTGTAATCACAGCTAGAAAGATTAAAGATAATCATTGGTATAGAAATAATGTAGATAGCAAAGTTAAAGCAAAGATTGAGTTAATCAGCTATGCTTACAATAGGCTACATACATTAAAATAGTTGAGAGTGGCTCTTGACAATGAATACGAATAACGCTTCCTTACCCCTTCCACATACGAAGTTAAGAGCCTTCTCTTCATACAAGGAGAATTAAATGCATTTAACAAAACCACAAGCAGAAGAATATGCTAAAAAAATTGGCATTGATTATCAAGATTGGGAATTAAATCTTCACACAGTAGAAGAACATTATTCTTACAATGATATAAAAAAAGTAACAGATAAATGGTGTGAAGCTTCCTGTTCTCAATTTAGAAAAGAATCTACGAAGCAGAGCAAAAAAGAATTAATAGAAATGATTTTATTTCTTTCTGAATCATTACGTAACAAAAGAGATTATCTTCAAACTGCTTTACAAAAAGCATATAAAAATGGAAGAACTGCTCTTAAAAACGGAGAATACGCTGAAGCGCTAAATAACAAAGTCGTAAGACAAAATAATAACATAGAAGTGCTAGAGGATGAAAACAAAACAATGAAAAGACATTTTAAGCCATTAAAAGAGTTTTTAAAGGAGTATAAAATGTGGGATTCATACATAGCTGAAACATTTTTAATAGATAATAATGAGTAGACTAGATACACTTAGAGAATCATGGACTGCAATGTTTACACATATAGATGATGTTGTAACTAAAGTAGTCGAAAACTATCCTAATGCAGAACCATTAGTAGATAGAGATATAATACAAGAAGCAGTACGTCAAACAACAAATCTTGAAGAGTTCATTAGAAAGATTGAACTGATTGTTGAAGAACAGAAAAATAAAGACCAAGAAGAATTGTTTTGAGTACTACTGAATTTGATATAATGGTTGATGTTTTATCAATCGAAGCTTTTGAAATACTTGAAGAAGATACTGTTTCATTAACAGAAGAAGAGTTTGTTCAAAGCTTAAAAGAAAAATTATCTGTACATACCCATTTAGCTGAAACACTATATGGAGCATGGCAGATTTCAAAAGGTAAGAAAAAAACATATTTTCATATGAAAGAAGTCTTACATCCAATTCCTGGCACAGGAGAAAAGGAAACTAAATGAGTATGATGATTCATTGTGGTGGTAGAGCAGTTGACTATGAAGAGTTAGCTGGAGTACCACTACCTGAAGAAACAACGACATATAAACCAGTAGCATATCATGATTTAGTCATGAATGTTAAGAATATAGCAGATGATCTATTAGTTGATAAAACATATGAGAAGGCTAATTACGCTTTATCAAAAGACGACCAAAGATTCTTTGCAGTATTGCAATATAGAGATAATGAAACAGAAAATATAGGATATGCCATAGGACTACGTTCTAGTCACAATAGAAGTATGTCTATTGGTATGTGTATAGGCGCACAAGTATTTGTGTGTGATAACCTAGCATTTACTGGTTCAGTTAAATACATGAGAACACATACTAAAAATGTGTTTCAAGACCTAGAAGATAAACTAGTGTCTACAATTTATAGCAGTAAAGATAAGTTTGCTAATATCTTAAAAGATAAAGATAATATGCAAAATGTCATCATGAACGATGATAAAGCTTATTCATTTCTTGGTAGGCTTGGTGGCTACGGAATACTGCAATCACAACAATTAAGTAAAGCGTATAAACTATGGAGAAAACCTCCTCATGCTGAATTTGAGGATAATAGCCTATGGTCTTTATATAATGCTTGTACTGAGGCTTTAAAAAGTACTCAGCCTAACAAGATATTAGAAAAGCACATAGCTCTTCATAAATACGCTACATCTTAATACCCTTCTTGTACGACTGGCTCTTGCTAAAAATATATTAACGTCATGGTTTTTATTACTACAAGAGTCAGTCACTCCCTTAACTAACAAAGGAAAATAAATGGAAAAAGAACAAAACCCTTATCAGATATTACGAAATGAAGAATATAAAAAGTTCGTTGAAAGCAAAGGTAATGCACGATTTAGTGCTGATTATATATCTTGGGCAGTAGCTTGGGATAAATTTCAAAAGAACTTTCAATATTGTAAATATAAATCTCGTGAATATGATATTGAAATAGCTGGGAACAAATTAAGAGTTCCTTACATGGTATTACCTAATCAAACTGCAATGGTTAAAGTTGATTTATATTGGGAAACTTTCGATGGCGATGAACATACTCATACTGAAGAATTAGCTGTTCGTGACCATGCAATGAAAGCAGTTGTTGACCCTAGTTCAGCTCAAGTAGAAAATGCAACTAGACGTTGTGTTGCTAAAGCAATATCAATGGCTACTGGATTTGGTATTGAATTATGGTTTGGTGAAGACCTAAAAGACATGGACAATGTTGAAACTCACATTACAGGAAATACTCCCAAAGTTGGTATGATTACTCCTGCGCAATCTAGAAAGTTAGATGAATTAATGAGAGATAAAAATTGTACTGAAAATGACAAAGCTATGTTAAAAGAAATAAAAGATAGGCAGTTCGATCAAGTTACTGAAGAAGCTGCAATAGTAATAATTAACGATGTTAAGGAAGGCATTAAAAATAATAAACCAATAACAAATACTTATAAAACAAGGTTACTTGGTATGATTAATGAACTTCCAAAGTCTGTTGAAGACACAAAAAGAGCAGAGTATAAAAGCTTTGTTAATAAAGTACCAAAATTCAAACTAGCGAATAAGTTTGAAATGGAAACCCTTAAACCTAAACTGGAGATTGGATTATAATGGAACATAGTTTCTATAAAGAAAATAATAATGATAGTGCTAATAGCAAATATCCCGATGGAGTATTTGTAAATAAAGTAACTATCGTAGAAATACAAAATGCTAAAAGTCAGTTTCACGATATATCAATTAATGTAACTGCTCAACCTGAAAACTATGATGGAAAAACATATTTTTATGTAAATGGAAATCATCTTAAAGATAAAGGTATATCAGTTGATTGGGGTTCGCCTCCTGATGTAAAAAGTGGTTCTTGGAAAGTAAAAGGTTTCTTAAAAGCATTAGGAATGGATATTAATGAATCTTTAGAAGCTGACTTTAAAGGACTTACAGAAGACTTTAGAAATAATTGTGTTGGTAAGAGTTGTTATATCTTACAATATCATAATCAAAAACTAACTTCTAATGGTAACCCAAAAAGGTCTACTTGGTGGTATTTTGCTAGTGAAGCTCAAGGAGCTGATTGGCTTCGTGAGAAATGGTCTAAGCAAGATAGTTTACCAAATGACTTTAAAGCTAAGCCAACTGAAAAGCTACAAAACCTTTGGAAACAACAACCAACTGAAGAAGACATACCTAACTAATGTCTTTTCCTTTTGATAAAATTGGTGTAAGTAAGTTAGCTCCTCGCAAGTCTCTCAATTCTGAAGACTTAATTATCGAGTGGCTAAACTTACTTCCCAATGGCCAAATAATAGGTTCTCACCATATACAAGATGATGTGAGACAATGGATATATAGAACGTATCAAAAAAGAATCAATGCTGATACGTTAGCAAGAAAATTCAGAGGATTAAGAGCAGATAAAGTAGATAAACTTGAAAATGCTGGATTAGAGTTAAAAGACAATGGCACACTACATGGAGAAAATTCTTGGATTCTAAAGAGAAGTATGTAGAAATAGCTTCTGGTCATATAACTCGTAGGGGTAATGCAGTAAGAAAAAACTTATTGCACAATTACATTGATAAAAAAGAGTCTCGGCATGAATTATATCATAGTTGGTACACTTTTGATCATGAGATGGCACATTACACCAAAGTCAATAAAACAATAGTTGGATTTAAAGGTATGCATTTTGTTGATACCATTATATTAGACATTGATAAAAAAGACTTAGATGATAATTCTTTCTTAGACTATATAAGATATTTTGTTAATACTGATTTAATAAATGAATTAGGAGTTGAAGAAGAACATATTCAAATATGGTTTAGTGGTACAGGATTTCATGTAGAAATTGCTGATGTATTTGGATTTACTCCATCTACTACTCTCCCCTCTGTAGTTAGAAACACACTAGAAAAGCTATTCCCTGATTGTGATTCTATTTATGATGGTCCAAGGCTTATTAGAGCGCCATTTAGCTATAATAAGAAAAGTGGATTATTCAAAGTTCCTTTAAATGTAAAAGAATTAAATGAACTTAATATGAATAGAATCAAAACTAGAGCTACTAGTATTCCATTAAATATTGATTTATCAAAATATAGTCTCCCTAAAACAGAGCCTTATTTAAAACAATATTTAAGATTGCATACTCCTATTAAAATTGAGCAATCTACTAAAAGGTCTAACTTTGATATAGACCCTACTTCAGTAGTCACTTGTATGCAAACAGTCTTATCCAAACCTCCTGTTATGGGAGAGCGAAATGATTCAATGATGAGACTTGCAGCATGGCTTAGAAGAAGTGGTGTTCCAAAACCAATCGTATATGATACACTTCATAAATGGTCAGGTAATTCAAAAGAGGCTAAGTCTACAGCAGATAGTGAATTTGAAAACGGATACAATTATTGGTGTGATGACCAAATCATGTCTAAATATTGTGACCCAAAATGTATTCACTTTAAACGTAAGGACTATTCTCTAGCAATTGAAGATACTAAAACATTAGCCAATAAGTTCGTTGATATGATGAAAGATGGTGTTTCTAAGAAAGCCTTTAACTTTGCTACTTATTATAATTGTCAAGACTTTTGGGTAATGCCAGGAGAATTGGTAATTCTATTAGGCGACACAGGTATGGGTAAATCCACCTTTTTATCTAATCTAACTGCTATGTTAAAAAACCATAAGATAATGTATTTATCTTTAGAAAACTCATGGCATTTAACATATGGTAGATTTTGTCAGATAACTCATTCAAAGACTCAAGATGAAATTAAAAACTATCATATGGAAATGGATAATGTTGAAGACCTTTATAGTGCTTTTAATCATATACAATTTGGTCATGTATCTCCAGATATAGAAAAACTAAAAGAAGCTGTTGCTTATCAGAAACCCGATATAGTTTGTGTTGACACCACAGATGAAGTCGTGGTTAAATCAAATGGCGGTGAAATTGAACGAATGAATACTATTATTGGTAGCTTAAAAGAAATAGCTACTCAATTTGATTGTATTGTTATTGCAGTTCATCACGTTAATAAACAAGCATCAGTAGAAGGAATTGTAACATTGCATTCTGCTAAAGGCTCAAGTAATGTTGTGCAAAAAGCAGATAAAGTATTATCTATTAATGGTAATGCTACAGATATGCAACGATCTTTATACTGTGAAAAGAACAGGAATGGAAATCGTATTAAGATAATGTTCAAATTCAATAAACCCTTAATGAAATTCGAAGAGGACAACATCCCCGTAATATCATCATGATGAAATACATATTCAAAACACAAACAATTCAGGATGAAAGTGGTGTCGGTCTTAGAGTGGTAATGGCTACAATATTTAATCTATTTGTAGCCATCCACACTAAAGATGGAGAACACATGAATCTTGGACTAGGTATTGGCCCAATGGAAGCTAGTATCACATTACATAGGTGGAATAGATGGCTACCTTAAAAGATATAGATATAAGAGATGAAATTTTAAAATTAGTTAAAGAACGTATGGCATTAGGTGCTGATAGATATGGAGGTCCAATATCCATAAGTGATAAAAGAGATTTTGGACTTGAAGCACTAGAAGAATTGCTTGATGCAATCGTTTATATAACAATATTAACAATACAAATAAGGTACAAATTAAATGGCAAGCCCAAGTAAACAAAAGGGCAATGCTTTTGAACGTGAAGTTGTAAACCTAGCTAAAGAGTTTGGTTTAAAAGCTGTACGTGCATGGGGTTCTAATGGGCAATCATTAGGACTCCATGAAGAAGTGGATTGCACCATAGAAGAATATACTGTTCAAGCAAAGCGCAGGAAAAAGATAGCTTCATTTTTAAAATGTGAGCATACAGATATAGTAGCATTTAGAGAAGATCGTGGAGATACCTACGCTCTTATGGATATGAATGTTTTCTTAACCTTATTAAAAAAACTAAAAGGATAATTAATGCTAGAAATAAATAGTAATCTATCTCAAAAATATCTTGAAATGGTTTTTCAAACAAATAATATTAATTACATAACCTTAAAAAATGGAAGACGTTATGATATTCACAGTATAGAATTTATATGGTGTGCAAAAAAAGTACATAGATATATGTGGGTTGATTTAAAAGGACAAACTGAAGGTTGTAATAATCCTAGTTTAGATAAAATAAGTGAAAGAATCGTATTTCATATAAACGAAATAGATTACATAGAAATAGAATACTCATAAAAAGGATAAAAAATGATAGAAATAAAAACTAAAACAGAAGTTCACACTACTCATCTTATTAATACTGAATTGACTTTAGAAGAGCTGAAATCAATTCAAACTGCTCTTTATGAAACAGATAAAGAAGGTAATTTGTTAAATAAGATTGGCAATGTTGTTCGAGATGCTCAAAGTGCAATAACAGATTTAGATAGAGCTTCAGAGCGCAATGTAACACAAGACCAAGTTGTTGCTGCTCAAGGCGGTGCTTGTACTACTGGAAATTGTGACTAATGGAAAAAATAGCTTTAAACATACAAACTGATTTAACTCAAAAATTGTTAAGTCTATTAGGAGAGTTAGAATCAGTTGATAGAGATAGAATGTCAAATGATGGACATATAATAATGGATAAAATCTGGAAATTATTAGGTCAACCAACATATGACCAAAATCAAGAAATAATTAAAGAAAAACACTTATAGAAGGATTTGAGGCTCAGACAAATATTTAAATAACCAACAAATTATGAAAGGACCTTTTAGGTTGTGGATTATATGAGTTGGCTGAAATTTAAATGCTTTTGTGCTTGGTTGGCGCCATGAGCCTCAAATAAATATTATGAATAAACCTTGGTACTTAGACACATATGACGATAGACATAAAAAGAAAATCGTTAATAAACGAAGAGATAAAAAACAACACAAGTTTCCTTTAAGGAACTGCACTAAGTGTAAAAAAGTTTGGCAAAACGATTGGTTTAGTAATAAGAAAAAATTCATCCTATATGATGATATGCCAAAACTTGGATTAAAAAAAGAAACTTGTGTTAAATGTAAAAATAAAGAAGGATACTTATATGAAACTAACAAATCATAGACCTCAAACTGAAACTGAGGCAATTATGTACTTAGAAGAAGATGTAGAAATACTAAAAAAAAGAATAATGGAGCTAGAAGTTATTCTTGATGACACAAAAATCTTTTTAAAAACAATTGGTACATTAAAACCATTGTTTGTAGATAACTGCAAAAAGATAATTAAAAAGATAGAAAATGCTGGTATTTGATATAGCTACTTGGATAGCTAATATATTTATACTTGGTATAGCTTTTGTCATTTGGATGATAGGAGCTTTAATCTTGATGATGATTTTAAATAGAGTACTTGAAATATTAAAATGAAGATGGTGAGGAAGCCAAAATGGAGATTGACAGATGGCTTCCAACAGAGAAAACAAATATGAGTCAGATAAAACAAAGGCTCGTATTCTTGACTTACAATATTATTTTGGAAAAGAAAGTAACAATTGGATTGATTTAAAAACAAAAATAAAAGAAAAGGTGAATAACTATTGGCAAGAAAAATATGCTAAAAGCTACTCGCCTTTTCTTTGTATTAAGTGTAATAACTATTGGAGTTATAAGCTCCTCCCTATTTCTAAAAAAAAGGTTACAGACTATTTACGAAAAGATATATTTGGAAATATACCTTGTGAGAAAAAAGTATGTAGTGAATGCTAGTTTAGCATAGAAGCGGCATTATAGTTACTATAAAACTTGGCTTGATATTCACAAGCTTCATGTAGTTTATTTGCTACTTTTCTGCTTTTTGTTCTAGTATCTATTATTACAATTTTACCATCTACTATTTTTCTATAATAAATAGTACCTTGTGCATCTTTGTATAGATATTTTTTTAGTGTCATATTTTAAACTCCTTTACTTGTACAGGTAATAATGGAGCATAGTGCTTTTCTGTTATACGCACACTCTTATGCCCCAATAGTTTGCTTAGGTCATATATATCTACACCATTTAAAAGGCAGTTTAAACCAAAAGTTCTGCGAAGATCATGGAATCTAGCATCTTTAATTCCAAGTCTTCTGACTTCTAGTTTAAAACCTTTTGTAATGTCATCATCAGTATAGTTCCATGCACCATAGTGCTTTTCTGCCTGAGAGTTTAACTTCACCATTCGTTTTCCCATCTTACCATCAACCCACATATATCCATCTTCTTTAGATATAATAGTAATCAGTTCATGTCTCCTTGCTCCAGTATAATAAGCAAAATTCACAAACTGCCTAAAATTTCTTAATAGTTTACTTTTATAATTAACAATATGTCTTGTTCTTTTAAGAATACTATTTAATTCTTCTTTACTAAAAACCCTAGACCTACCTGCAACTTCCCATATCTTATACGTTTTATAATTGCATCTGTAATGTTTATTACACCAATTGTAAAAAGCATTAATATGTCGTTTATAAGAATGTTCTGTTGCTTCAGCTACATTAACAAACTTATCTGCTCTTGGCATTATACTATATAATATATAATGGTAGGTTCTTTTAGTGTTTGGAGTTTTAATAGCTAAGAACTTTTTGATTAAAGTCCTTTCATCTGGCGCATTAGGTCTATCATCATAATTACCACTAACAAGTTGAGCATAAATCTGACGCTTTAGTTTACGTTCAAGAATCTTTGCTTCTTTTTTATCGCTAGTACGTAAAGACTTTGTTATACGCTTACCATCTACTTGAATAGATGTATAATAGTTTTTCCCATTCTTGTACAAATTAGTACCATAAATGCTACAGTACTGCTACTTACCACGAGGTTTCCCTCACAGCCCCCTCAAGACTGCGTGTCTACCAGTTCCACCACTTCGGCTCTTCTATAACAGTACTTAATTCTCATATTAAAAGTAGCAGATATGCTAAAATACCGCTACTTACTCCCTATGTAATTTAATGTCCAAAAAGTACACAAAGGCAATACAATGTATGCCTAATGGGAATATACAAAAATAAATGCAGTTATTACTAGACTTACAAGTCTACTTTTTGGACATCTAACTGCCTAATCTTCCTCTTGGAGTGCCTATATGATATGGTTTTTCTTTTTTGTTTACAAGGATTGCAAAACAAAGTGTTGTGTGCTTTATAAGAAAAATGCTTTCTACACTGCTTACAAGCTTTCATTTTATTATTATCTGGATTATATAAAACTCGCCTTGGTAGTTCAGATAACCTACCTGCAATATATTCTCTAATAGTAGCTGAGTTTAATTCTTTCATTAAAATGGTAAATCTGATTTATAAGGTATTGTCGTTTTTTTAGCAGTACCTTTAAAAACAACATCTCTAGTAAGAGCGTCACCTATTTCTCTTTGAAGAATAATTGGAATATTTCTTTTTGCTTTACTATATAAAGTTCTAGCCAAGTTTGGGTTTTTATATATTTTTGACAATAACTCTAATGTACTATTCTCTCCGTAAAGATTATCAAACATTGTTTTTTTTACATTTCTATTTAATCCAAAATCCCAATCATCATAATAATGATGTTTTTTAACAATTTTATTTCCTTGTTTTGTTTTATCTATTAATCCATACTCTCCAAATAAAGCGTGATAATTTCCATCAGCCCTTCTAGATACATTTTTAAAATAATCACCTGATTTTTTATAATGATAATATTCCTTACCATCTTCTGTGTGTTTCCCAAACTTATTCCACAATCTATCTAATGGAGACTGATGATCTCTTATTGTACGTTTCATTTCTTGTACAGTGTCTAATTTATTAATACCGCTATGTGATAAATCTAATTCAGAAAGAGTCTTTTTAGCCGCTCTATACTTATGCTCACCAACTGGGTCAAGTATTCTATCGTAATCTCTATTTGGCTTACCTAATCCAAATTTTTTTCTCCAAGCGAATAATCTATCATTCCCAACATCAGCTGACATTCTATATTGAGGCATATCTTTTAAAACAGCGTCTTTAAATACTTCCTTATTAGTTAATGTTCTTTTTATTGCATCCCATTTACTACTGTATGCAATTGGTTCTACAGAATTAGCAATAAGCCTTCCAATAGGCGTACCATAAGTCTTATTTCCAATTTTAACGCCACTAACAGCCATTTTTGCGCCTTTTCCAATCCCATATGGGTCTGTTATATATGATAATGTATTACCAAGGTCTTTTTCTTTAGTAGGAGTACCTCCATATTTACCACTAGGTAGTAATCCAAATACAGTGTCATCTACCCCTTTATATAAGCCTTTTAAAACACCAATTGGTCCTTCATCAGGCAAAGCATCACCAATCTTATCAATTAAGTTAGGTTTATATTGAGAAATGCTTCCTTGATTGTAATTTGGTTGACCATCGGGCAGTAAATTAAAATCTACTCTAGTATTATCTGACTTTGTTGTTTTAAAGTTCTTCGACATCTTCTACTTCTTCGTTTTCTTTTTTAGATTTTTTACGTAATTGACCTAACCTATGTATTGGTAGTCCAAATAAGTTTTCTAACCACATTTCAGGTACATCATATGTCCTTACTACACTTCTAGCAAGTCTACCAAATGGAGCCATTGCCCAAACATGGTAGTCTAAAAATGGTTCCCAATCATTATTAATAATTGCTTTTAAAGGTGCTAATGCATAGCGCATAGATGGACCAGTAACAACAGATAAAGGTGCCATTGCAGGATGAGGCCATTGATTAAAAAATGCACGTTCTCGTTGCTTCTCATCTCCAAATAACCAATCAGCAGTATCTTGAGCATATGACATTGGAGGTGGTAAAGCTGAATCAAATAATGAGGAAACAAATATATTCGCTAAGGCAAACATATACATATCCATTGTGAAGATTCGTTGCATCCTCCTACCTGGGGCTGTATCCATACTAAAGCCATATTTATTTGCTCGTTGATATGCTAATCTTCTAAAACGAATAGAGTTCCAAGCAAATGGCATAAAACGAGTTAACATCTTACCTGCAGCAGTTCTAGAAAAAGCGGGTCTAGCACTTGAATGATACAAGAACTGAGTACCCTCTACGCCCTTAACTGCTAGTTTTAATATATAAGGATTATCTGCTCTAAGGTTTGGTATTACTTGACTTAGTACTTCATAAGAATTTAAATAATGAGCAAAGAAAGAGTCTCTACGTAGCATACGCTCAGAGTATCTCATAAACCAAGCTCCTCCATCAACTATAGCTTTATTTACTCCATGCTTTTTAGCTATGTCATATAAAGATTGATCTGACAAATTCCAGTCTTTTTTTAATTCACTAATAGCATTAGATAAAAAGTTTTTCATCTTCTTGCCACGAAATCCACGCTCTAATGATGCTTCTGAAACGATAAATGACTCTAGCGCACCTGATTCTTCAGCAAATCTATTAGACCACATAGATACGTTATCAGGAGTTATCTCTACACCATCTGCTAATTTTGAACCTTTAAATATATTGTAAAGATATGCATTGTCTTTTGCTCTTACCCAATTGCGTAATCCAGCTTGTGATATTGTATTTGTGTTACCACCTAATAGGTTACCCATCATTGTTTTAGGATGAGATAGCAAAGATATAAGTGACCATTTAGCTTCAAATGCTCCTACTTTTTGCATCAAGTCTCTTAATACTCTTTGTCTTGCATTCTTATCTTTAGGTAGTTCAACTAGCTTTGGAATAATACCATCTTCAAAAGAAGGTAATTTAGGAGCTTCTTCACTACCTAGTTTTTTAGCTACTTTTTCTAAAAAGTTTGCCCACACTTGGTCACTAAGCCAATAATAAGGAGTCTTTTTAATTTTTTTAAGTTGCTCGTTTCTACGTACTCTTTCTTTAGCATCTTTAAGCATATCAATTTGTTCAATTCCAATTTCAGTATCAGGAATCTTTTCAAGACTTTTAATAGTTTCTTGAACTCTTTTTAATTGCTCTTTATTTAAAGATAGTTGTTCAGGGTCAAATACAGTAGGATAACCCATTACATCCCTAGCATAGTTTTTCATATAGTTTTCCCAATCAGACATTTTATCTTTGTCTTTTAAAGGATTCTTTTTAGAAAACTTTTTAATTGCATCATTAGAAGCAATAGCCAGTGTGTTTTTAAATAAACTATTTATCCATTGCCCTGTATAATTTTCAACTACTTCATAATCTAAAGAAAACCCAGGCATTGGAGTTTCACCTCTTGACCTACCACTCCCTGGGCGACTATTAAATCCTATTTTATCAAGGATTTCTTTATCTGCATGATTTCGCATTAGCCATTCCATTGCAGCTTCACTTGCTCCGCCATCTTCTGATGCTCTAGTTCCAAGAAATTGTTCAAACTCTCTTTCTTGAATAGCAAGTAGCCTATCTATTACTTTTTCTTTTGAAAGTTCTCCTCTCTTATAAAGCTTTAATTCTTTAGCAATCTTCTTTAAAAATCTTTGTTTTATTCTTGTAGTAGAATGAGTTTTTGTATGACTAGTATCAATTTCAGTAAGCATTTTATTTGCTTCATTCTTTAATGATTCCATTTGCTCATCTAAGAACTGACGAACTCTTTTACGACTACCTTTAGTTGCCTTATGCATCATCTGAGGCCAATAGTCAAACGTATCTCTACCTACATATTGATTACCAACATAGCCTATAGGTTTAAAAGCAGTAGAACGCCAAGTCATTACACCCTCTTTATTGGTAAAAAATCGTTTACGCCATGCTTGTCTAAATTTCTTAGCTTGAGCTGAATGAGGTGCATATCCTTGCGCTTCTATTTGTGCTTCTACAATAACTTCATATTGTATTCTATTTAATAACTCAGTTGAAAGAGAAGTGTTTTTAAGCAATCTTCTAATAGTTTTAGTATTACCAGTAACCATTGGCTCAATTAATCTTTTTTGAATACGTTTCATATTTAGTTGACCACTAGGTAAATACTCTACTATTTCATCGTATTTTTTATACAAGTGATCTTCGTCTATGTCTCTCCAATCAAAATACTCTTTTGTAGAAATCCATTTATTATAAAAGTTTTCAAATGTTTCACCATGTTTACTTTGAATCCATCTTATAATTTCTTCACCTGTTTTTTCTACAATCTTACCACCTTCGGTTATTTTAAATTTTTTATTTATTATAGCATCATAATCTGCTTTATTGTCTTTCCATATTTCTTCATAAAGTTTTCTTCTTTCTGTTTTGGCTATGTCACTACCAGCCTTACCACCACCTGAATTATTTAACATTTCAGCAATAGCTACACGATGTAAAGTATCCCACTCAATTGTACCTTCTTTTCTTCCAAGTATTTGGTCTTTTAATTCGTAGCTTCGTTGTAATTCTTCTTGAGACAATTCTTTAAAAGTATTTTCAAGTTGATAGATTTGATTAAAAGATGTACTCATATACTGCATAGTACTAAATGGAACTTTTACATCTATAACGCCACCTTTACCGCTAGCATCTATATAAGGAAGTTTAACTTTATACATCTGAGACATATCAAATGTTAATTGTTGTTCTCCTACTCGCTCAGGGAACATGGAATAATAAATCTTTTTTAATCTAGGACTATCTGAGCCTTGTACTCTTAAATTTCGTATAAACTTTTGAAAATTACGTATATCAGCATAAGTAGCTTTACTAATAGCTTTTGATACACCATAAGCTTCATTCTGATATAAAGCATACCATTTTTCTAAATTCAATAAAGCTTCTTGAGGTAGTGCCTTAAAATCCTCTTTTAACATTCTAAGCACCTTAGGCATATCCTTAGGCACATTAGGTAATGATATTTTATCTGTATCTAAATCTGAAAATTTACCATCACTGAATTTTTCAAACTTTAACTCTACTGCTCTATCTAATTGAGTTTTGCCTTGCGCTTCAATTGGGGACACTTCTTCAGGAATTATCTTTCTACCATGATTATCAACAATGTCTTTTACAGGAACATCATCTTTCATCATATTTACAGTCTCATTAAAGCCTCGTATAAAATCTTTTTTAGCACGTTCAGGTATTGTTTTTGTCTCCATAGGAAATTTATGGAAAGATGTTTTGTTATAAGTCTTAGACCAATTATCAAGTCTATCTTTAATGTACTCTATATGATTTTCATCTCGCTTAGCTTCAGGCTTTGCTAATTCAGCTTCAAGTTCTTTTTGAACCATATTTTTAGTTTGCTGACTAGATTTTGGTCTATACCATATAGAGCCTAAAAAGTAATCATAGAAATAGTCTAAAGCGACTTTCCTGTCAATATCATATTTCTTTGCTTGTCTATTAATCTCTCTTTTAAGCGATTTTATATTTTTTTCAGTTTGATCTACAGTAATGTTAGTAGGCCTTTTTTCACCATCTTTTGTACTTAATAAAGAATCTCTATGCCTAGCTTTTAAACGAGTAGCTTCCTCTTGAATAAAGGCAAAGAAGTCTCTCTTATATTCACCATTACCCGCATCTTCCATTGCTTTATCAAGCTTTTCACCTTTTTCAATAGCTTTTATCCAACTATACATATCCATATAGTCATTAAACATCATTTTAGCTTCTTTTAAAGGAGCCATAGGCTTTACAATACCCTCACTTAAAATAGTCTCATAAAACTTTTGAAGTTTTGGATGAAGACTCTTATCGTTTCTTTGAGCTAAGGCTTTATGTAGACTCCAATCAATTTCTTTTATATCTGGATTTCGTTTATAAAAAGCATCTCTTTCAATTTTTAATGCATCAAAATCAGTTTCAAAGTATTGTGGTGTAATTTTTAATTTTGTTCTACCAAGATATAAACGAGTATCTGAATCATTAATTAATCTGTTTACCTTTTTAATTAACTCTCGATGTTCCTTACTGCCTTTAACGTGGTCAAGTTTTATTTCATTTTGACCCATGCGATTTGCCATCCAAAACAATGAGTTCATTCTACTATTTGGATTGGAAGCATTTCGTAAGGCAGTTTGGACTTCTTCTATAGACCATTTTTTTCCAGTCTCATAGTTTCTACCATACATCTTCTCATTAATTTCAAACATATCTCCATAAGACGTATCTCTAAAATCTTTGTATTTAAAGTCTCTTTTTTTACCTTTTGAGTCTATGTATTCAATTGATGTAAATGCTTTTTGAAATAAAAGTTCTCTCATAGAAGTTGGACTCATAATGTTCCAATAATTAGAACTGTCAGCAGTTCGTGAAGAAGCTTCTACTGCAAAGACTCTATAACCATCATCTTTTTCTAAGTGTGCTACATTTGTTTTTAACACTACACTACCAACCACTTTGCCTCGCTTAGTAACAGGCAGTTTAACAGTACCATTATTGTGTGTGATAACATCAGAAACAAGATAGTTTAAAAAAGTCTTAGCATTAACGATCTGTCCCATGCCTTGCTTACCTTGATAAGCAGATTTACCTACTCTTCTTAAAGCTGATGGTAAATATTGACTAACTCTACTTTCAAAGTATTCTTGAGTTCCCATATCGGGATAATCACTTTCAAAGTCTTTATTAAACTTCTCATCTTTATTTTTCCTTGCTCTCCACTCACCTTTAACATTTTTATGAAGTTCGTTTTCATTCTTTTTAACTTGTTTCATAAAGTCTTTAGGTAAGCCTTGATAAACAAATACTTTATCTCCATCAACGTCAGCACCATCAATATAAAAATGGTCTTTTTGGCTCATATAAACGCCATGGTTAGCTTGTTTACCTTTTTCACCAATAAAACCATTGAAACGCAATATTCTAGTACCTGATACCGCAGGAGATGGAACTCTCATTAAAGCCATGCTCATATCTTCTTCTAACGCACTTGCTTTTTCTAATGCAACTTGAGATTCTTTTTTATTTTTAGAACGCTTAACAATATCCATTGCTTTTTGATATTCGCTCCACATTTCTCCAAGACTGCTTTTAACACCATTACTATTAATAACTCGCATTTTCTCCATGCTATGTCCAAGCTTAAAAGTACCTTCTGTAATAGCTCCATATTTTAATTGAGAGATAGGGTCGTTACCAGCTACCCAAGCTGATGCTGATGTTTCCCACACAGGATACGTGTACTTTTGCTTACGATAGCGCAAAGCCATCTGTTGAAACATTTCAGGTTCAAACAAATAAATATTTGGGTCGTAATCTGAATACTTAGCCCATCTTTGTAATCGAGAAATGTATTCGTTTAATTCTATAAACTCATTTTGCTCTCCAAAAGCATCTTCTCTTTCTTTAACGCCAGTCTCATTAACCATATGCTTAACAAGTTCTTTCCAAAGAGGATGTTTTGTATTATTTAAAATGTGAACAAATTCAGCATCACCAATGTCCCCAATTTTAAATTTATCGGGTCTTTTTGCATTATCATTTTTAGAAAGCTCTGTTACGTATTTATTAAACGGGTCTTTACCTTCAATATTTGGAGCAAAGACTTTATTCATTAACGAGTCATAAGCTTCTTTAGTTACTTGTAATTCATTTAATAATACATGAAACTGCTTTTTAATTGTTTGAGCATCTAAAGCATGAGAATCTTCTTTAACCCCATAATCTATTCGTAAATCTTCAACTCTAATTTTAGTAGTTGGTGGTTTATTTAGATAGTTGCCTTTTTTATCTACAAAGC